CACCATCAATTCAGCCATTGCCAGCCGAATTGTCCAACGGGCTGCTGTCGGCCATGCAAAATATGGAACCACAATGGACCGGAATGACCTCACGGACGTGGAGTGGATGCGGCATCTGCAGGAAGAACTGATGGATGCGGTGGTGTACTTGGAGAAGTTGATCAATTTGTCGCAGGAGGAGAAGCCCACCTCGCCCCAATAAACCGCGAAGTCTTGGAAACGCCTTCCCCTTCGATGGCGTGAACGATCTCCCCACCCTCAACCAACGTCTCCAAATATTCCTTCATCCTTGCCCGATCAATTCCTCTGAACCGATTCGTCAGTTCACTCTTCGTTCTTCCCTTCTTCCGCTGCTTACTGATGTAGTTGACGATATCATTGAGATGACTGCCACGCTCTGGATTGTTATCCGAAATCGTGGGTAGCATCGCCTCAACAACCTTCTCTGAATACCGCACCAGTTCCACAGCGTAGCGCATGATCTCGCCATCCACGGTGGAACGTTCGTCAGCCGCTGCAACAATCATTGCTACTTTCCTCACTTTCCATGCACTGCGGCCCAACAGATCCCCAGAACCTTCGCGATCCTTGTTCAAGGATTCCTTCCAATCGGCAATCTCTTCTTCAAACTGCATGTAGATCTTCTCCGCATCCCCATTGCCCATCATTGATCTGGCAACTCTGGGAGAAAAAGAAGCATCCTCTGCTGTAAACGGTACTTGCCCTGCCTGCAGGCCATCCTCCAACGACAATTCTTCCCAGCGTTTTGCCAACTGCACCAACTCCTCTGGGGGAGAAGTCGCCATGAACGTACCATTCAAGGGCCGGTGAACTGGCGCGGGTTCCCAGCTACGAACGTGCAGGAAGCGGTTGATGTACCCATCGGAAAGATGTTCGGTTTTGAGGATGCCGATGTAGTTCTTGGGCACAGTGGTCCCATAAATCGAAAGCACTGGAAACTTGATCGACACCGAATGCTTCCCCTTGCCCTTGCCAGGTTGACCATCTGCGTAGTGCTGACCATCGTAAGTCGAGTTGATCAACCCATCCATCTTCATGATTGTTCGTGCCAACGATTGTTGGAAGGAAGAACCACTGTTGCCACCAGACAAGATCGGCTTCATCGCCTGCCCAAACTCATCCACCAGCCACACCAACCGCCCTTGCCGGTTCTCCATTGCAATCTCCAACGCTCTGGAACCAGACATCTCTCCATCTAAAAATCGATTCCCGATCCCTGCGGCATCGGCAATGTTCCGCAACACCGTGCGTGCGTGTTCCTTCCCTGTGCCGGTTTCCGCTAGCCCTACCACATAGATCTGTGGCCGTGCGCCGGACAGCCCTTGGTACGAATGCCCCAGCAACCCTGCTGCGAATGCCAATGAGGCTCCAACATGCAAGATAGGGATCGGGCTGGATGTACTCACGTTCATCCAGCGGACTAAGTCTCCTAGCTGCCCTGGCGGGTCTAACACCAACGGTGGAGGAACGATCCCCTTTTCCTTCGTTTCCTGCTTTCGTGCCACCTCTCGCATCTCCTCAACAGAAGGCTTCCCCTCTGATTCCACTTGGGCCTTGTACCTCCGATCAAAGTCCGTGTCGGCCTGCATGATTTTCTGAGCATATCCCTCCAGTATATCCTCGCCACCCAAGAACTTGATCAATTCATCACGGTCACTCAGGTGTTCACAATGCCCATGCAGGCACTTGAACCGTTGTCCACCCCTGTCTGTGCGGAGGATGACGGTGGAGGAAGTTCCATCGGTGTTCTTGGTGTGCTGGGCACGGTTCGGACAAAGGACATAGACACTGTCCCCATTGTCTTGAATCACCTCCCCACGGGCACGGAACAGCGCGATGAAATCAATGGTCGAGTAATCGTAGTAGACTTTTTTTTCTGTGAATAGTGGTGGAGCGGTGGCCTTGAATAGAGGCTCCTCTTCCTCCTTTTTGCCTCCGGTGAATTTGGTTTTTTCTGTTTTGGGTTTGTACGAATACTGAAGTTGAGAATCTAAAACCACTGGCAATTGATCCCAGTTCTCATAAAGCCACTGGTATTCCTCCTTCGTTTCTGGATGAATTGACGGCGGAGCCACGCACTGGGTTCCTGTGCCTTGAACTTCTCCACCGTGGGGGTTGCCGTTGTGTCCTTGGAACACAAACTTGCCTGGGTTATCACTCAAGACATAGTGATGCCTACCGCCGGAGCCAGTGTGAACTGTTCCACTGTTTTCCAGCCAAGCATAGCCTTTCCCTGCTTCTGTTAATGTAATATGTCGATTCCATAATTCGGAATCATCATAATCGATGATCCGTAAGTACTGCCCATTCTTCAATGGAATCCCTGCCAGCAAGCCAACGTTGTCGTTCGGAGCAAACATCCGCAGGACTTCCTCTACGTCTACCCCTTGGTACTTTTCCGGCTTATTCCAGCCTGTGTGGTATGGGATCTTCCCCCGTAACGGGATCGGGCAAAGTCCCAACTCATGATAATGTCGGATGGCGGCATCACGTCGGAGCCGCCACCCTTCCATGTCCTCGACAGTGGAGATGGATGGTGGCTGTGGTGACATGGCGTTAGTCCATCTCTCTTAAATTTTGGAGTTTCAATCTTCGGATTGCTTCCTTCGCAACCGAACGTGGAGGTTCTTCTTGATCTTCCTGTGGAACCACCAAAGGATTTTCCTCTGGTTCTGGGATCATGTAAACCTGTCTGACCCAGTTGAATCCAGCGACCTTTGCGACGAGTGTGAAGAATTCTTCCAACTCCTCAGAAGAACCACTGTGATTCATTGCTACAGAAAACTTTTTCCCAGTCACGTCGGTCATCGTAAATTCGTAGCTGTCATATTCAAAAATCTGATCTCCGGCTGCCATAACCTACTCCATGTTTTAGTGGTCTTTGCGGTCAAGTCCACACCAGCGACAGAGTTCGCCACTGGCACGGGTATTTATTTCAAAGCCTGGACAGAATCTGGGCTTTGGGATTTGTTTTTTACTGGCAGCATTGTCTTGTTCCAGGCGCGAGGCTGTCGCACCAGACTGCTTCTGATATTTCCCTGCGTAGGGATGGTGAGCATGTTCCTGCAACACATGATAGGAGAGTTGGCATACTCTCCAGCCTGCACGGAGCATGATATCGTTGGAAGATTGATTGTGAAGTTCCAGTGTAATTTCGCCTTCAAAGCCTGCATCGATAAATCCTGCATTCTGGATCTGCAAGCCCATCCGGCCTATGGATGAACGTCCGTGTACATGTGCGGCATATCCATTCGGCACCGTGATGGATTCCATCGTGGTTGCCAAAACGAATCCACCTGCCGGTAACCGGAAGCGGTCGGTTTCCACCAGCGTCGTCCTGCATGGCCAGTCGAAATGTTGAAGTTTTGTCACGTCCAATGTGCGGAATTGTTTGCCAAGCCGGAGATCCACACTGCAGGGGCCAATGTGGACATCTCCAGGCAGGTAACCCCGCCTCACCAATTCATACAGCTTGTGGTCAGGCAGGATCATGCTTAGACTCCGGCCACTTGTTCGCTGGAACTGCCACAGGAGTAGTCGTAGAAACCGATATTGGGGTTGGGATAATTCGCAGCAAATTCATGCACATCTGCCTCACCATTCCTCTTTGCCTCTGCGGCATCAAAGAATTCCTTGAACATCCCACTCATCTCCTTGAGCAAATCCTGCGCTTCCCGATCCGACATGCGAACCACCTGAGTGTCCCGATCCAATTGCTGGAAATGCTTGAACATGTATGCCGTTTTCCAGACCCTGGCCTTCGCAGAACCCAAGTCTGCAAACATACTGCTGGGGTTACGGAGGGCTCTGAGGATCGCATGGCCCCCACGCGAAATGTATTCAAAGTCCAGCGCGGTCAACGAATTGATTTCCAGAATCACATGTGCCGGTTCAACCCCCTTATGGATCGCTGCAATCGCAGCCACCCGGACCGACGTGGGTGAAATCGTCTTGATCGTTCGTGGCAGCATGTCGTAGATCCTGCCGAATTCTGACTCCATCAATGCTTCCACATCTTGGTGATTGGGCTTGATCCCATTCTGGTAGTAACTGCCAAGGTAAAAGTTGAAAGCCAGCCTGACCGTTGCCGCCAATTCGTTCGTAATGTTCATCTGATCTGCAACCGATCTCTTTGCTCCACCATCCAAGACCTTATACGTCTCTGGCGAAAATCCCTCTGCCACCAGCATCTTGATGGGCTTGCCTGCCTTGATGATTGCACTCAGCCGGTGCTGGCCGTTGAGTAGCGTCCCATCGTTCGCAATGCAGATCGCGTCATTGTTCAACCTCCAAGCACCTTCGGTCATGTCCCTCGCCAATGTCGCCACATGGTCCCTGCGGAGATTCCGGTTGGAGGTGTTCTTCTCCAACAGTTTTTCCGCATATTCTGGTGTGATGATCTTGATCTCTACTTTCTCACGTTGCGTTGAAGCAACGGCGTTCGTCCTTGCTAGTTTCATGGTGTCTCTTCCTATGAAATGACGAAAAAAATGGCTCCTACTTGGGAGCCACGGTTATGGCCCTTTGGGCCAGTTGCTGAAGCTGGCGCACGTTCCATTCGGTGTCCTGTGCCCAGTCAATTTCGTAAGCTAAAAACATTTGCAGCACGTCTCTGAACAAAGGCGCACAGGCGATCAGCCTTGCGTTCGCACGATCCCTTGCTGGAGATCGTCCTACCGTTTGGCAATCGGCAATTAGTTCACCGGACTTAGTCCGAATCTTGACTCCACCGTCACGGGTGTCTACCGCCCACGGCCCTGGAGTCGAGGCAACCGCCAATGTCTTGTCGTAGGGCATTACGCCATCGCCGGTTCTTCTAAGTAGGAATTCGGTAGTAGAAAACTTGCGACCTCTTGAAACGGTGGAATCACCGCATACTCAATGATCCACTTGCCCTTCGTTACCCGCAACTTCGGCGGATTGTTCAGCACCCAACTCGCCAGATCACGGAGAACCTCTGGCCGAGCATTCGGCCAGTTGAACCGACGGCGCTTTCGGATGGCCCGAACGTATCCCGTCATGTAGGTTTCCAACGGGTACTGGCTGGCTGGCCGCAAGGCATACGCAGGCATTTCCCTCAGAATGAAAAGTTCCTCGTCACGCTGGGAGTACCTCGCCTTCGGAAGAACGTTTGGACCAACGGTGAAATCATATTCCATTTGCTTTCTCTCTCCAGATTCCGCCTTCGGCCCACTGCCGCTTGCATTGTTCTTTGACTCGCTCACTCTTTAAACAACCGCAGGACTTGGATCGTCCTGACTTCAAAGTTTTGCCTTGTACTCTCGCTCTGTAGCCACATTCGCACAGGCACCACCACTGGATGTGACCCCAATCCAAGGTGTTATCCGCACGTCGGAGAACCGTCCATCGTCCGTACTTGCGGCCACTCAAATCCTCAAACTTGTTCTCAAACGTATGCCAAGGCTTTCTGCCAGATAGTCTACTTCCCATACCTCGTAATGGTTGAAGTTGGGGATGGCGGCATCGTAGGGCATTGGCGTGCCCAGTATTGATTTCTGGTGTATGAGTTATTGACTGTTCTCTTCCAGAAATACGCACACCCCGTGGTGTGGTGACAGCCTTCACCAGTTGACCGCCATCGTAAAATCAGTGGGGCGCAGCGTAGAAGTAGATAGCTAAATACTTCATTTTGCTTCGGGTGCCGACTCCCAATAATCCTTCCTGTTCCTAGCAGAAAGTTCGCGTGGAGTTGTCTTGCACATAGGATTGTGTCGGAGAGCCCAACAACTGCTTCTCCGAAAAGTCAGTCCGGTTACGCCCCATTCGGGATCGATGGAGAAATTCGCAGACAGCTTGGGTTGTATGCGGAAACCCTTATTGCTTTGGTGCGCCATGAAAACTTGGAGTCATTTTTTAGGGAGGAGACTCCGCGCCCTTGGCCTGCGATTCCCCCTTCGTTGAACATTAGGCGACTTCTTCAATCTGCCAGCCGCCACGAGATTTGGTCACCAGAAAAAATCTAGCCCAACGATGTGCGAATGCTGCTGTTCGGAGCCGGACCATACCGGCTTCCCGACGCTGCCCTTTGACTTCGTGGAACTGGATCTCTTCTGGGGTGATTACCAAGAAATCTGGCGTGTAGACACCCTTGTCCGCGATGCGGAGTCGGACTGCCTCATACGCCCAATTCTGAATCGAACCCGCTTGTTTCTGTGCCTTCAGATGCTCCGAATACTGCTCCTCCCAGGAACTCCGGTAACCCAAAGGTCGATGAGCCGGTTTCGCCATACCTACTGAATGAGAAAGATGATTGATTGATGGTAGAGCAACTCTCCGCTGCCGAGGCCGGAAGGACTTGGACCTTCCCGCCTTTGGAAAGGAAACGATCAATTTCCTCCTTGAAATTCGTCTCGCCTGTGATCTGATCTGCCTCCTGCAGTCGTTCGCAAAACCGCTCACGGGAACGGATGTCTGCCAGATGAAGCCGATTGATGAGTTGCTGGTGCGATTCTCCAACGGTAGTTGGTGATTCAACTCTACGTTTCCTTGCTTCGATCTGCGTAACTCTGGTGATCTTCCGTTCGATACACTTTGGACAACGCTTCTGGCTCACTTTGGTTCGCATGAACTTTGTGCCACAGAAAAGACAAAGCCTTGGCTTCTTCAAGGTCTGCAGGCGTACCATCTGCCGCTCCAGCCTGCGGTTCTCCATCTGCCGCTGCGACTGCCGTTTGTAACGGCACTCCTGCGAACAAGTCACCTTCGTTCGGTTCGCGTTGAGCCAGAACGATTTCCCGCAGACCACGCAGGTACGCTCCTCCGTGTACGCCTTGTTGGAGCGGTGCGATTGGCGGATTTGATGATCTTTCAAAACGGCACGTCCTGCTCTTCATAGTTGCTTTGATCCGATTCCTCTGCGTCTGCGTTCGGATCTTTTTTGGGTGGAGATTCCTCTTCCTTGAAAGGAATGCTATCGGCGTGGATCTCGTCAGGGGTGATCCACCTATCAATGTTTACCCAATTGCCTTTGTGGACCACTTGGGCGTAGGCGGACATTCCGACCAAATCCTCCAGCGCAGAGATCTGCTTCACGCCTGCGGCATGGAGAAACGCACCTACGAACTTCTTCGTTCGGCCTACCTTCGATTCCTTGTCCGTTGTGATCTGGGTCATCGGATCGTACACATCCTTGAGGATGCCAGCCCGGTCAGGGTAGTTGTCCGCTTCAAAGACAATGAGCAACTTGCGATCACCATCCCTGTCGGTGAAGTTTGTTCCATCCTTCTTGCCTTCCAGCACCCTTGCACACGTCAACAAATGGCGACCTGGAGAGAGACGTGGCTTTTCTGAATAGCTGCCACCACTATTGGTGGACGGCTCCATCGCTACGAACATGACATCGTCATCGAATTCCATCTTCATTTGACCTTTATTGGTTACGGTTTTCGTTGATCAGTTTGAGGAGGTTGGTTGCATCCAATGGAATCTCCTGCGGCAGGTTGAATCGATTCTTTGCTTCGACTCCGGTCATGGGCTGGGTGTAAAGAATACGTTCGCCAGTTACCACACCTTGCGTCGTCTTCTTGCCGAAATCCCCCGTCTTCTTTTGTACGTTGGTCTTGATCGTCGCAAATAGAATCGCGTCCGCAGCTTCGTACAAATCCGCCGCGATGTGCTTGTGAAGTTTTGATGTGTAGAGATCGTAGGACTCGCCCAGATGCGGTTCGTTTACACTGCGAATCGCAGCGTGGCAGGAGATCGCAATCCCAAAACCCTTCTGCTGCAATCGCTTCACATAACGCAGGAACTTCTGAAATTTCTCACGGGCATACATGTACCCCTTGCCGTATCCTGGCTCCTCGACTGAAGCCCAGCCGTGGTCCGTGCAAACCGCCTCATGAACCTTCGCCTCCATCTTGTCGGCGCTGTCGAAACAAACCCACTTGATATCATTGTTGCGTTTGGCTACCTGCTCCAACAACGAAAGCTGATCGTCAAATGTCTGATCGATCATGCTAATGGATCGGGCATTCAACTCGCCCAATCCCATGTCGTAATCGAAGATGATGCTGTCCGGTAAATTCGTCAGCACCGTGGATTTTCCTACGCCTGGGCGTCCATTGATCACAAGAAACGGCTCTTGGTGCTGGAAGCCAGTCTTGATCAAATCATCCAATAATTTTACGGCCATCTTGATACTCCTTGAATTTGATGAGGGTTAATCGATACCCTCGTTTTCTCTCGTCCACCGTTCGGTATCCCTCCGGTAGACAGTCATTTTCCTCCAGCAGTGTTCGCTCCGATGGAGTTAACCAGCCGACGGAAGGTTCCCATACCATCTGCTGAGAGCGAGATCTCTGGATCTTCCGTCGAGACATAAGGTCGCGGTTGCGTTGGAAGAGGTCCAAGACCTTGGATTCTCCGCCGCTCATTCATGAGCCTGTCGATTGTTTCCAGCCTCTTCACTTTCTGGATACGTTGGTCGTACAGAAACGTTGTAGGTTTTTTCAATTTTCTTGAGATACTCCGCGCCAGGGTTGACCTTGCCGTTGAGCCACTGATGAACCAGCCAGCGGCTGGTTCCCAGATCGTCAGCGAACTTGGTTTTTGTGATCCCCAAGCCCTTGATGAGCATGGAAATCGATTCCTTGTAGTTGCCACGCAGGGAGCGATGGCAGTGGGGGCATCGTTTCAAATTCATGAGACGATTTCTGAATAAGGGATGAGGTGATCGCTGTGGCAGCGATACCAAAAAGCACAGTTTCGTTCGTTACAGAACTGTGAACTGCGGTTGGGTGGCCACCAATCCAATTCCAGATAGCGTTGGATCTGGCTGGCGCGGAGGAAGATGTTGGAGAGCGATTCCACCGTGTGTTCCACTTCAAAAACCGAACACGATGGCTTGCTGCTCCGGTTCAAATAGATGATGCGGGTCCGAGGAAGGTAGGAAAGTCCTAGCGAGATCTTCGTTGCCAACGCATATACGCCCAACTGGAGTTGCCACTCCGGTTTGGGCTTCGTCAAGCGTGCGCTGGAAACCTTCGTGTCGTCAATGACAACCTCTCCTCCTTCCTCGCCCCGAAAGTCCAAGTAACCAATCACGGGGATCGGTAACTTGGTGGAGTGCAGGATGATCTTCTCCTGCGAACCCTTGAGGACGTAGTCCGAAGCAGGCTGGAATTGCTCGACGGCAGCAATTACACGGGCCACGTCCTCATCAGCGGGGACATCCACGCCGGTTTCTTCACACCGGCGTTTGATCGTTGCCCACACCTCCGACTCCGCTAGGTGGGGGTGGTGGGTGCTGCTGTTGTGATTGCGAAGGATCGCTTCTACTCCCGCTTCTCCAGCGTCACCAAAAATTTGGTAGACGTTGTCGGGAGATTTGATTCCTTCGTTGTAGCGGTAGTTCAGCGACGCCGGACAGTCACTATTGAGACGGCTTGCTGAAAGGAACTCCCAGTTAGACATGCAGAACGTTACAAAAATTTTTCAGAAATACCTTGATCGTCTAGTGAAGAGTTAGTATCTTATTAGACGGTTAGTCAATATTGTTGACTAGCTTTGTCTAGACAATTCTAGACTCATTGTTCTTTTTTGCAACAACAAAATTAGACAATGCGTTTAATTTTGTTAAAGCACTCATTTTAAAGGGTAAAGTGAAGTACTACAGACAACTTTTTAATAACAAGTATCTCTTTAAGTCTGTGGGGACAGGCTCAAAGAAGGAAATCCAAAAGACCGTCGAAGGTTTGCAGCCTGTTACCCGCAAGGATTATGTTCGTTGTGCCCAATTTTGGAAAAACACTATTCTTTTTGAGCCTTTATGACTACAGTTTCTGAATCCGCTAGACGTGTCCGGTCTGTCCGCAAGGCGGTTGACCTATCTCAAGCCGAATTTGCAAAGAAAATCGGTATCTCCCAACGGAAAATGTCTAGACTTGAAACCGCTCAAGATCTGGATCGTTCTACCGCTCGTCTCATCTCACATCTATTCTCTGTTAGCGAAAAGTGGTTAATGTCTGGCGATGACGAAGAGCCTGACTGGGAAAAACTAACCGCTAACGCTGTCCGTGAAACCCTCCAAATCCTCGCGAATTCTGCTGTCCACGAAGAACGCAACGGCAAGCCGATTGCCAGTGTGCCCGTCCCAATCTTCGATGCTGTCCCCAACATGGGTGGCGGCAACTTCGTGGAACAGGAAGGATTCATTACCGGACATCTCCCCATCCCTTACAATATTTACCAATCGGGTTTCCGCAGGTTCGATCAAAACAAACTTGCCGCCTTTTGCGCTGAAGGCGATTCGATGTCTCCCACGATTTCCAGCGGGGATTATGTCGTTGTCACGATGGATCAACAGTACCGAGGTGATGGGATTTATCTCATCCAGTTGTACGAATCCTTACTGATCAAACGACTCCAGCGACAATTGGATAACAACATTCTTCTAATCAGTGACAACTCCCAGTATCGTGAACAAACTGTTACAGAAGCAGACGAAAATGCCTTTAGGGTTTTAGGTAGGTTACTGTGGGTTTCTCACATGTTGAGTTATTGACCGATGGGAAGGGCACGCGAAGATGTGTTCTATGATGCCCGTCGCAAAATGTGGTGCGGACGCTTTTGGAGTTTGAAACAACCTGGAAAGCGTCCCCCCGTGCGGGATTTGATCGAAGACCATCCGTCTCTTTGCCGCTCAGATATCGACACATCCTATCATCGTGTTGAATCTGCCCTGCGTACACAAATCTTGGGTGCGGCCAATGCTGAACCTGTGATGTTCTCCACCGCTGCCGAACGTTGGCTTGATGGATTACAGAACCTGCTTGCTCCTCGTACCATCGTGGAATACCGGAGGGCAATGGCCCAGTGGGTCCAGATCAATGGCGATCACTCCATCAAATTCTTCGACAATGACGCCAATCAACAGTTCGTCAACGTTCGTCTGAGCAACGGTGCCAGTGACGCCACGATTGCCAAGGACCAGCGGAGCCTGCAGGTCTTTGCCAACTGGCTCTACGATCAGAACCTGCTGGTCCGGCCCCTGCGTCTACGCAAGCGGAAGGTCACCCAACGGGAACCGGATGTCTACTCCATCACCGAACTGGATCGGCTGGAGGAGCGACTGACCAAGGCTGGTAATGTCGATTGGCTGCGGATCTACTGGCTGGCCCGATATGCGGTTATGCGTTCGGGTGAAATCTGGGCGCTGCCCCTCGCGAACGTTCGTACCGATTCCATCGTCGTCAACGACGTGGAGGATCTGCAGTGGACTGTGAAGACCCGCCAACAGCGCGAGATCCCGATGGGCCTCCGCCTACGGGAGTTGGTGGCGGCGGATCTGGACAATCGGGGGGAGAACGAACGCTGGTGGCTGGATGATGGTCATGGGAATCCAGCGTATGCTTCGGCATGGGCACTGACCCAGGTGTTCCGGCGTCGTTGCGCCGAACTGGGGATCAAAGGGCCAAAACCCCTGCATGGGATTCGTGCCGCAGGGATCACCAAGATGCTCTTGGAGTCCGGCGGCAGGGCGGAACTGGTCGCCAACGTCGCAGGGCATTCCGTCGCGGTGATGCTCAAGCACTATGCGATGATTACGTCGGACGATACCAAAGGGGTGGTGGATTTGCTTTAGTCAAAGTTGCTGAACTTGACCTCGTAACCAAGACGGAACCACTTGGGGTCTGCACCCGCCTTGATCAAACGTCTCTTGCAGCTAGGGCCGATCAAGTGATCGCCCATTGAGGTTGTACTGTCTGATCCAACGTACTGAGACTCTGGCGAATCGGGTGGCAGAATTTCACCGTCGATGTTGAACTCAACCATTGACGCAGTGCTGATTTTCGTGATGCGCTTCTCGCACAGGATGCAGGCGTCTGGGTGACCGTGATCTGGTCCATCGTGCTGAAAATCGTGGATGTTCATTGTGCCTCGCTTTTACTGATGGGTTGAATGTTCGCCAATGTTCGGGAATGTTCAGATCTTTATGTCTGGTCGTCCTTCATGCCTTCATGAAGAAAACTCCAGAATCGTTCTGACCGTGCTTTCTGTTCAGCTTCATATGCCTCCTTTTCTGCTTTACGTTCGGCCAACAGTTCAGCACTCAGCGCCTCATTGCGCTTGTTCATTTGTCCACAAACACATTCCCATTCCAGTGCAATTGGCCTTCTTGTATGCCCGCAACTTGGACAGGTGTATTTGGTACCATCGGAAAACACGCTTGGGAACTGTTCCGAAAGGCTTGGTGCTTTGGCGAATTTGCCGCCTTTTCGGTAGACCATTCGTTTAGAATTTCGGTTTCGGTAGTATCCACTTCTAGCCATAATAACCTCTCACTTGTAATTCTTTAGTTGTAAAATTGTTTAATTGTAAAAACGCTGCAGCCCAGACGGATACTGGGCTAGCGGTTACTTGTTACAATTATAGGGGGTATGGAGGGGGGGGGGGGAGGATGGTGTAAATTTTTTTTCCTTCGTGCAAGCCTCTCGCGTATACGCGTGTACATATATATAATTAATTAATTAATAATAATAATAATAATAATTGTAATACAATTAATATAATATAAGAAAGATAATAGATAGAATCTGGGCTAGCGGGTTTTTGTTGGGGGTAATGCTAACACTACAATTGTAGTACAAGTCAGTCCGAACCCCCATGCTGTCCGCAGGACTCGCGCCGCAAGGCCGCACGGTGCAGGGCGTGGAGCCTGCTGATGCTGATCGGTGTGCCTACCTCGCTGGTGAATCCCTCCTCCCAGAGTTGCGGGGGGATCACCGCCCACTTGAGTTTGCGCTCCTCACGGAGGTGGTAGATCCGCTCCGTGATGCCGGGGTAGCGTTCCTCCAAGGAGATCCGCCCCTCGCACTTGCCTACCCCAGCGCGGGTTAGCTTGCCGCTGGAACCCCGTGCCCTCCTTCGAGCCCCCCGCAGCTTGAGGACCGTTTGCGCCTTGTCCCATTCCCGTAAAGCGCCAAGGATCTGCCGGATCAGTTTGCGGGTGGGGTTCTCATCATCGTCGCCCGTGAAGGATTCCGGTGCGTCCACGGGGATCAGTTGGATGCCGACGGATTGGAGGTAGGTGTGTCCTAGTTCCTGCACCATCAGATCCCTGCTGAAGCGAGAGGCGTCCTCCACCAGCAGCAGGCTGACCTCGTTCTTCGCCATCCAGTCGAGCAGGTCGGTCAGACCTGGACGAGTGTGGATCGGGTCACTGCCACTGACGGCAGCATCGTATGCCCCACGCACCAGCGTGAGATCCTGCTGGAAGGCGTAGGCTTCGATGGCGGCCTTCTGCCGCACGTCGGAATCGCCACCAACGTTCGTGGCGCTGGAGGTGCGGAGGTAGTAGCAGGCTTCAGTACGTTTGTTCTTCGTCGTCGTCGTCGAGTTCTTCATAGAATTTCCTTTCTTTTTCCTGTTCGGCTTCGATCTGTTTGATGAAATCTACAACGTTGGGATCTTTCCGTGTCTTGCCACGATGTTCGCCATACTCTTCACGATCCGGCCAGCTAAACCCGTCCTTGATCAGAACCTTGGCTTCGATGATCTCCGGTAGTGGCATAATGGCGGATGCCTGTCCTGCGTGATCCGATGCATCCATGAGGGAGAAGTGAACTTCATAATCAACTTCGCCGTCTTCTTCGTACTTGACGATCCAAGCCTTGACGGATTTGTATGTCCAGATTTTCATGGGTACGCAGTGTTGCAGATTCATGCCGTCTCCTTCGTGTTGAACGTTGGATCAACCCAGCCCTGCTGGGCCGGATCGATCTGGAAGAATTGCAGGTCTTCTGACTCAAACTCGCACAGCCATGCGGTGGTGTCGAGGGCTGGGTCATAGTGGACCTGACCTTGGATGGCGGCAGCTTCCGACCAGTCGGTGGTGTGGAAGATGGGCCGCAGGGGGCCGGAGGTTCCGGCGAAGACGAGGTAGTGCATGGGGCCTCACTTGATGGTGACTTCAAAAACTCGCATCCAGAACGTGATGCTGTTGAGGATACTGGGGACCAGCAGCAGGAAGGCGCAACTGGTCAGCAGCAGGAAGGTCAGGAAACGGAGGGTGGCGTCCATGTCAGATCCTTTCGCAACCAAAGGTGAAATAATCTTTCCGGTCATGCTCTTCAGCATAACCACGGTGGTAGCTGGCGATCTGGTCTGCCGTCATCTCTGAGGCAGGGATACGCCAGCCGTTGGAGTAGTAGTGGGGTTCCGGCCCACGCCAGTAGTAGGCATCGGCGGAGCCACGGTCATAGGGGCTCACGGTACGATGGCCAGCGGTCAAGTTGTCTCCTTTGCGGTGGTTTCCAATGCGTTGTCCTTGAGGACGGTGAATTGCTTGGTGAATTGGCGGACAACGATGTCCCGCTGTTTCCTGGTGAGGTAGGTTTCGGCACGGTGGCCTTGGCTAGGGGATTGGGTGGTTCGATAGACGGACCTGAGATACCAGTCCCTTGTGCCGCGCTCCAGCAGGACACAGTGCGTTGAACGTTCGTGTCGGTAACGGTTGGGAACCACGCTGCCGGAGTAGAAGGCGTGTTGCACGCCGGAGCGGTTGGCCTTGGGCAGCTTGATCTTGTCCAAGAGTTTTTCTGCCTGATTGGCGAAGTCTCGCATTTGGAAGATGGTCGTTCCGTGCGTGAGCCACTTCCCGATGGCAGCGTCGATCTTGGGGATGTCTGCTCGTTCCTTCGAGATATTCAGTTTCATTACTCACTCCTAGTCAAATCGTCTAAGTTGAAAGGCGTCAATATGCCCATATGGATGCTCAGATCTGTCACTGTGGCAATTTCATAGTCTTGTCTATACCCAAGCATAGGTGGACCAGAAAAATCCTCTTCATGGCAGTTCTGAATGAAAGACTCCCAATCATCTGTCGGTGGGAGGTATCGTTGCGAAGGTTGTGCGGTCAGTTGGATCATGGTTGCCTCTCCTTGAAGGTTCCAGGCCGAGTGTTGCCACTCGACCTAGAGGTAGGGGGTTGGTCATAGCGTTGTCACCTCCACGCCGTGGCGTCGCAGGAAGTTGTTGGTTTCGTAGCCACCGCTGAAGCGGCTGTGTGGTAGGGGTTCTTCAAACTGCAGCTTGTGCGCTGTCGAAATGATTTTCTTTGGTGCAACATCTACCGTTTCACCGTTCAGTTTTGTGTGCTTGACAGTGTACTTCGTGGCGTTGGAGCGAATCCCATTCTCAGCGAGTGCTGAGATTGCCCATTCAATGTACTGAGTACTGATTGCTTTTCGATTCGTGATCATTGTGCCTCTCCTTGTTGGCGTTGTTGGTTACCCCACGTTGGAAGAACGCAGGCAATCACCCTCCGTGAAGGGTGACGGTCTGGGTTCTTAGGGTTCTAGATTTATGGAGATGGTGTAGTAAGTCGGTTTCAAGCCCAGTGGTTCGATTTCCGTTGCGGTTGTTGCGTCACTTACGTCCGCCCAAGCATCTCCTGCTGGAGAGTAGGTATCGCCCAAGTGGAGGAAGGCGGTACGTTCAGCAAGCCATTCATTTGCAGCGATGACATACACTGTTTCTTGGATGCTGGTGTCGTGTTGGTTTTCAATGTCATCTTCGTCAAGTTGACCTTCGTAATTCCAGTCAATCTTTACACAAAAAAACTTGTAGCCAATGTGACGTAGTGTACGAACATCTACATCGTTGATGTGGATTGTTGAGTAGGTGTTAGTTGTCATGTCCCAATGAATCATATTGCCTCCAGTAGTTGGTTGTTAATCCCTGCTTAAAACGCAGGTCGCTACGCTCTTTCTAAGAGCGTAACAATCTGGGTTTTAGTAGAAGTGTTCTAGTTCTTCTTGGACTCCATCGTAGCCGAACTGGTCCAGTAGTTGTCTGTACACATTTCGCATTTCTGCTTCGGTGTGTCCGCCTTCTTCGCCTTCTTCGCACATCTGCACATAAGTGGTGATGGCTTCTGTTCGTGTCATCTCCTCAAACATTGGCGTTCTCCTCCGTAGGTTCTTCTTTTGGTATCCTTGCGAGGATACGATCCATCGCTTTTTCTCTCGCCTTGATCCATCGTTTACGGGCTAGTAGTTTCTGTTTCATAGTGCCTCTATTAATTGCGCACAAGAGTGCGAGTTGATTACAATTCTGATCTTGCCAACTACGTCGCGATTATCGCGGATTTGCTGCACCCAGTTTTCGATTTGTTCCGTTGTGGTCCGATACGGCGTGAACAAAATAATTTCCGCACCTTTGTCGCTGACTATTTGCGACCAAATGCGTGCGCCGTTGCCATTTAGCAACGCATCAGAATTCCGATATCTTTGGCAATCAGTTAGATTTGGTCGCGTGACTAGGTAGTATTTGATTTTCATACGCCTCCAGATTGTTGTTCGTTGTCCTGCATCACCGTGATGTCAGGTCTAGACACCCCGTGGGTGTCTAGGCATGGATCTCAGTTATGCGATTGCCTCCGCTTTTTGTCGTTGCCAAGATGACTTCATATGCTTGTCAGTCGCATCGACAACGAAGCCAGTTGTGTCGTGCAGTGCCGTACCTTTTGCGACAACAGCGCGAACAGTATGCGATGGAGTGAGGAAGGTCAGATCGTCCTCGTCACCATCGATGACGGGATATCCAAGGAAGGAGAGTGGGAACCAGTCACGGAATACTACGTTGATGGTTCCACCACGTTGGAGAACAGTGCGGCAGTAGTCCTCGTTCTTCTCGCTTCGACTGAAGCAGAGCGAGTAGTTCGCAGGCCAGTGCTTGCTACCAGCAAGGTATGCATCCATTCGATGCTCCTGCTTGGTATAGTCGTAGTACTGGATGTCTGGGAAGTCGGAGAACAGCGCAGGGATCTGTCGTTCCCAAGAGATGTCGGACATCACGTTCAGTCGAATGACTGGAGTCAGTCCTTTGCGTTGTGCTTTGCGCCGGAACGCAGAGACTTCAGCATAGAGTTGCTCCTTGAATGGCAGTCGATCTTCAAAGAAGTTGATTGTCTTCTTGATTCTCGCATTCATCACAGACTTCATTTGTCCACGTCCTTGGTAGAGCAAGCAGACGTTGGAACAACCTTCGGATCTGCTAGGACATACCTCGTAGCCCGAAGTATCTGCTGCTGCTAGGTTTAGTCCGGCAGTCAGAAAGCCAAGTTGCTTGTTGTCACTCTTCTCAAGTTTTGGATTTCCGCTTGTGCTTAACAGTGCCATATTGCCTCCAGAAATTATTATTTTTAGGACACTACTGAACGTAGTTGTCCCAGTGGCAGCAGGTTGGAAACCTACTAACAGACTGCCGATAGCAGTCTGATGCTAGGTTTACATTTTAAGCCACTCGTCGAATGTTAGCAGTGGCTTGCCAGTTGTTGAGTCGTTACCTTTCCCGTCGTTCGCAGCATATCGGTACGTTTCGTATCGATCACGCAATTTGCCTTGGGAAAAGTGGTCGAAGTCAATCTCACTTAGAGCATTCTCCATCTCAAGCAAGGAATCGAATTGTAATTTCTTGCCTTTTCTAATCACTGAGCAAGTGAATGACATATTGCCTCCAGAATTTTGGTTGTGGTGCATCGTTGTGAGTACACCAGTCAACGCACGATGGTGTGCGTTGGAACTGTACTCACTTGCGTTTGCGTTTGTAGTACTTGACACCACTTTCTAAGTGTTCCAATGGTGACATGCGCCACATTCGTAGGCGTTTGTACTGAGGAAATTGACTGACCACTAATTGCTTTCGCATGATGCCTCCAGAATAAGTTGATAATCGCCATGTTTAGTCATGGCCTACAGTCCACCTTGATGCACTCTAGGCCATGCCCGAAGGCATGGTTTCTGGAGGAGGCATAGATCCACCACGCTTTCGCCCAACGTTGGACGTACTGTTTTCTGGTGAATCTTTTTGAACGGACTGCTTTGCTAGTCCGCCTAGTTTCAGCGTGAATCTTATTGACTACCGTGGTTAGGCGTTCACGCTTTGAATTGTCGAAAATCTTTTGCAGGGCCGGAATGACGGATTTACTTACAACATCCTTGACCGGCAGCAACCACTCATGCCTTGCCTGCTGTCTTGCCTTGTCTGAATTGTTGAGTACTATTATACTCTAATCGTCTAATGAATGTCAAATCAACGCCTAACACTTTATAGAAATAATGTTGATAGGATTTGATTTGCATCAGACTGGCTTGCTATTGCGTTGCCTTGTCTGATGTTGCAACCATTACATCACAAAACTGGCTAGCATGTCAAATGAAGTGCTAACAAAAAGAGAGATCATCTTTTGCCAATCATATTTGGCAAATGATTTCAATGGTTTGAAAGCATTAAAGATTGCAGGATACAAAGACGGGAACCCAACTACTGCAATTCGACAGATACTAGAGCGACCAAAAATCCAAGCATACTTGAAGGAACTACAAGCAACAGCAGCAGCAGCAGCGACCTTGTCGAAAGCATGGGTTATCGGCGAAGCGATGAACCTATATAAAGAAGCGATGGCAGCGAAAGCATTCGCACCGGCTGCGAAAGTATTAGGAATGCTTGGCAGTGAAGTTGGAGCATTGCAGGAAAACAAACAAATAAATCAGACTGTTACGGTTGAACATATGCTTGGAAACATTCCAAAAGGAATAGAAGCACCATTGAAGCAAATCAACTAGATATTCCGTTTTCTCAAGAAATCAGGAAAAACCAGGTTATATGCAGAAAGTGAAATAAACAAATATTTGAAGGTCTTGATATCCATATCTTTTGATCTTCAAACATTCAAAGACTGACCCCCCTGGACCTGGCCAGGTCCAGCCCCCATATATATATTAGGAGTCCCCTAGTCATTTCCACCCCCAACCTCCATGAACAACCGATCTTATTGTCTTTGCACGGCGGCAGACTGCCCCCGAAGGGCATTTTGCGCCCGTCACGTCACGAACATTCCCACTTCCACATGGGGAGTCCCAGCGGATTTATCCTCCTGGTGTCGCCCGATGATGGGGGCAGCGGGATTCCTCCCCAAGAAATCCACTAACGATGGAACCAACGACGCAGCCTGAGTCCCACCCAGACTACGAAGCTCTCAAGCAGATCGTCACAACGGCGTACCATTTCCCGATGTGGTACTACCAGCACGCCTTAAAGGTTCAGCAGTTTGGCAGTGGCGAGTTAATTCCGTTCATCTTGAACCCGATCCAGTACATTTTGCACCGCATCGCGGAGCGTCAGTTACGCGAGCAGGGTCAGGTGCGGATGATCGTCCTCAAGGCCCGTCGGTTTGGTGTCAGCACTTGGGTCCAGGGGCGGTATTTCCAGCGTGCGGCAACGAGGGAGAACAAAAATGTGATGATCGTCACGCACTCCCGTGCGGCGACGAACAGCATGTTTGGGATGTCGAGGACGATGGAAGAACACTTACCGCCGATTTTGAAGCCGGAGGTCCGGTATTCGGGCAAGAACGAGTTGGTATGGGGCAAGTTGGGCAGTGAGTACGGTTTGGCGACAGTAGGAGGCCGTGAGGTACGGGGTTCCAAGACGGATTTCCTGCACTGTTCGGAGGTTGCCTTTTGGGGGGACGGTGGGGAGGACTACCTGACGGGCTTGTTGAACACGGTGGTGCAGGGGTACGAGACGGAGGTCATTTTAGAATCCACCGCCAACGGGGTAGGCGGAGTATTCTACGACATGTTTTGGGCTGCGGAGGCAGGGGACAGTGGTTTTGAGGCGGTATTCATCCCCTGGTACTGTTATTCGCACTACAAGAAGCCGTTTGGGACGTTGGAGGAGCGGCAGGCGTTTGCGGACATGGTAGGAACAGACGCGAGGTATGGGGGCGAGGAGGAGAAGTTGTTGTTGGAGCAGGAGATTTCCTTTGACGTAGGGGAAGATCCGTTAGCGGAGTTAGCTCCATCGGACATTACGATACCGGAGGTTCAGTCGGCATCCTCCACTACCGAGGAGGAAGCAGGAGAGAACCCGAACGAGTTCATATTTCGGGTAACGTTGGAGCATTTGCATTGGAGGCGGGAGTGCATTCGGACGCAGTGTCAGGGGGATTTGGACAAGTTCCACCAGGAGTATCCGAGTTCGGCGAGGGAGGCGTTTGTCACAACGGGACGGGGGGTATTTGACCGGGAGGTATTGAACGAGTTGTACATGAAGTCGCAGAAGCTGATGCGGGAAGATCCGGCATGGCAGTACACGATACCGGTGAAGCGGAGGAAGCCGGATGGTCGCAATGCGTACTTGCTGGAGCCTGTGGAGGCGGCTGGAGAGAAGGCGGCAGAGTTGACGGTATGGCGGATGCCGAGGGCAGGTCGGGAGTATCGGATTGGGGCAGACGTATCGGAGGGGATAGAGGTAGGGACGCGGGACACGGACTACAGTGTTGCGGTGGTTTTGGACGCAGAGACGTATGAGGAGTGTGCGACCTTGAGGACAAAGATCGACCCGGATTTGTTTGCATGGCAGTTAACGGCCTTGGGCCGTTGGTACAACGAGGCGTTACTGACGGTGGAGAGCAACAACCACGGGCTGGTAACGCTCAAGTTCCTGCAGGAGTTCCACAACTACCCGAACCTGTACTTTGACAAGACGTTGGACGAGAGGTCGAACCGGGCGACACGCAAGATTGGGTTCAAGACATCGGTAAAGACGAAGCCGGTGTTGGTGGACTACTTACGGGAGTTAATCCGTGAGCGTGAACTGGTCGTACACAGCCCACGGGTGATTGACGAGTTACAGACGTTTGTTTTTTTACCGAACGGCAAGACGGCAGCGCAGTTGGGATCGCACGATGACTGTGTGATGGCGTTGGCGTTAGCAGCATTATCGTGCAAGTTGCACCCCTGGAGCAGTGCGCCGAGTCGTGGGGACACTTGGCATGGTGCCCCAGCGTACCAACAAACCAAGTGGGGGGTTTACATTCCGCCGAGCATATAGTATTGAGGTCTTAGACAAATTAAGTCATAATGTCTAAAAAAAAGAAAAAACCATGCATCAAACGCAAGAAACCAGTAGCCAGACGGTGGACCGAGGCCGAGCCGCCAGCCCCCGTCAGGTGGGTTATCGGATGCCCAAGAGATCTAAAAAAGCCATCGCGACAAGGGGCTACGGTCTAAGCGCGTTGGAAATCGGAGCCTGTGGGTGTTGCACCCCAGCCAGGTAATCACCATCAACCCCAACGAACGTAGGAGTAGAAGGCCATGTACGGAAAAAAAATGATGAAGAAGCCTGCCGGGAAGTCGGCAAAGAAGATGTCTCCGGCGATGCAGAAGCAAATGATGATGATGAAGGCCAAGAAGGGGATGAAGAAGAAGTGACCCCGGAGAACGAAGAAAACTACGACGTGATCGTAGTAGACATGGACCCGTTGGTAGATGAACTGGTGGAGATCCGGGCGTTGTTAGAGCGTCTGGTCTACCACGTTGAGGAACGTGGAAAAGAAAAGGAAGATTTTTGGGAATACGTCAAGTGACCAAAAGATCTCGCAACTACCGCAAGGAGTACGATGACTACCACGGAACAGCAGCGCAGAAGAAGGCCCGTGCCGCAAGGAACACGGCCCGTCGGCGCATGGTGGGAGCGGGACGCCTTACGAAGGGGGACCGGAGTAAGGAAGTGGACCACCGCGATGGAAACCCAAGAAACAACAAATCAAGCAATTTGCGAGTAATCAGCAAGACGGCGAACCGAAAGAAGCAGTAATGGCAGTAGCCCCAGGAATGACGGAAGAAGAAATTCTAGCCCAGGAAGGAGGTGATCCAGATCTGCAGTCATTTGATGACGAGATGCCATCGGAAGTGGAGGTAGAGGTCAAGGTTGTGTCGGCCCCACTGGACGACATTGGCAAGGCGGTTCGGGAGTTGTTTGAGAAGAGCAAGGAGTACCGTCAGGAGAACGAGTTGATCTGGCGGGACGCCTATGATGCGTACCGTGCGAAGTATCCAGAGAAGATCAGCAGTGCTGCTGGGGACAACGTTGCCGCGAGGAGGGGGATTTTCATCAACCAGACTCGCCGCAAGGTCAACAGTGCGAAGGTCAAGATCGGCAGTCTCCTCTTTGACGATGGAAGAATCCCATTTTCGGTAACCCCTTCCAGAAAGCCGAGGTACTTGCCTCCGGACTTGGTACAGCAGGGGTTGCAGGGCTATCAACTGCTGGACGCAGTGCAGCAGAGAGCGCAGAACATGGAGGATCGGATACGGGATGTGCTGGACCAGACGCACTACTTGGATTCGTTGCAGGACGCAGTACATGAGCTTTGCTTGTACGGCACCTGTGTCACGAAGTCCCCGATGCTGGAGTACATCAACTATCCGGTATACCAGACAAGCCAAGTGATGGACCCGATGTCGGGCCAGTTCATGGAGCAGATAGAGGCTCAGATTGAATCGGAACTGGTTCCATCGGTGGACTATGTAAGCATTTGGAACATTTTCCCAACACCAGAGGCCAGCAGCGCAGAAGACGCGGAGTACATCATCCACCGGAGTTTCCTTTCATCGATTCAGTTACGGGAGTTGGGAAAAAGCCAGGAAGGGTTCTTGCCGGAGGTCATCGATGAGGTGATCAGTGACAACATTGGCAGTGTAGAGGGGCAGGACCAGAGTGAGCATCCGAAGACGTTGGACGAGACGAACTCGCACCGGGTGAAGAAATTTGAGGTGCTGGAGTTCTGGGGCAAGATGGACGCGGATGATCTAAAGGCGCATCTACCGATAGAGGACGACTTCACAGGAACGTTGGACATTGTCTGCCATGTGGTCGGCCACAAGGTGATCAAGATGGCGATCAACCCGTTTGATGGCCGCAAGCCTTATGATTTTGCGTACTGGCAGCGGAATCCGGAGAGCATTTGGGGCGATGGAATCTACTACGCGATTCGGGACATCCAGCATTTAATCAACTTCAGTTACGCGATGTTGGTCGAAGGGAAGGAATTATCGGCAGTCCCGATGACGGTGGTCAATCCGGCAGCATTTGAAAGTGGCAGTGACCTGGAGTCAATCCGCGCAGGCAAGCAGTTCAAGGTCAGATCGGGGATGAGTGTGCAGGACGCTTTTTCTTCGGTAGTGATTCCGGACGTAACCAACGGGTTGATCAACCTAATCCAAGTCTTGGAGAAAGAAGCAGACCTCGACAGTGGTCAGACGGCGATTGGGTATGGGGACATGTCTCCGGCGCAGACCCGCACAGCGACAGGGATGAGCATCCTCAACAGCAACGCGAACAAGCAGACGGCGGATGTTGTTCGTTCGGTTTCAGACATGATCACTCGCAACATTGAGGCGATCTACCGTTGGATCATGGTAGACAGTGGGGACATGAGTCTGAAGGGGGACTACGAGGCGATCTGCACAGGCTGGACGCAGTATGTAGCAAAGGAAGTCCACAACACGCAA